ATATCTGAGGTACGATGCTCTCCACGTCCAGGTTCTTATCGACATCGTATATCGTATATTCCGCTTGCAGTCGAAGTGCTCCATCCGTCTGTTGGCCATGCGCATCGATGACCGGCGCAATGGAATGATCCGGCAGCCACTCCTGTGTAGTCTGTCTATAGAACTGGAGTGACGACATGCCACCCAGAATAACGATTTTCATCGCCGTGTTCAGTGGGCGGAAAGTCGTCGAGACAGCAAACGGTTGTGAGTTTTGGAGTTGTTTCATATCTTTTCTTTTAGGGCTGCGATCATATCGCAGCATACGAGACTATTATTACCCAGCGGAGAACCGCTGGGCATAGTGCTATTTAGGCAAAGCGAGGATGTCGTATTCAGCAAGCGACTTGATAACGTAATCGACGATGACCGACGGATTGATAGAGATAGCCTTACCCTGAGCGTTGATAGCCAGCAAGCGAGTAACATCAGCGCCATTGTTAGTCGTTGTTGCCGTCAGCGGCACGTATGTATTGGCAGCATCCGTAGATTTCAGGAATGGAGTGAGGTCTATCTGTCCTACCATCGGGTCCCAAATGGTGCCGTTCCACACGTAGTTCGTGCCAGCGGGAATTTTGCCATTCTCAGCCACCACATTATACATGTGTCCCTTCTTCATGCCCGAAGCAGGCAGGTGAGCGAAGTCCTCCACCTGTCCCTCATAGGAGATAGCAGCACCCAGTGCGATAATCTTTGCCAGCAATTCTGCGATAGCCGCCTGTACCTGAGTGGCCACCAGTCCGACGATAGCCGTGAGGTTCACGTCAGCCGCCTGTCCCGACTTGCCGACATCCGATACTGTGTCGTCGATGATCTCACGCACCTTACTCTCATCGACAGGTTCGTCACCACCATCCTCGATAGGAGTGACAGAAGCCGTTGCCGGTTTCTTGAATACAGAGAGGCGATAAGTCTTACCCTCCTCGGCCTTGGTGAAGTTGTAAGAAGCCTCCTTATAGGTGAAGAACGAGTCTTTACGAAGCCATGAGCCATTATCTTGCAGCTCATCGATACTTACCACGTAATAGTCCTCCTTAGCGTAGGCGACTGCGATGGTGTTTTTACCCGTAAATTGGTCTGAGACAAATTTCGGGTGGGAATAGGAAAATTGCAGTTCAGTCATATCGAAAAAATTTATTTTTGCACAAAGATACGAAGACGGGGTGACGAGGGCGGGACAAAAAGCCCCACCGAAATCGGCGGGGCATGGTGATTATTCGGGGAGTGGGAGGCACATGCCGGACATGTTGGCGAGGTGGTAGCGGCAGCCGATGTATAGCGAGTCGAAAGCATCCGTGCCATCGGTACGGTATTCGAGGCGTACCGAGTCATCTTCACTCTCAGAAAGTTTTTCACCAGCTTTCCATTTGCGGAAGCCACGATAGGACATCTGTACCTCGGCAGTGGTAAGAGCGACAATCAGCGCCTCGTTATTCTCGCGGTTGATGCGGATAGCCGGATAGATAGCCCCTGCCAGAGACTCGTTGATATCCTTATATTTCTGTTGATGTTCCACCGGCGCACCCATATCAATGGCACGGACGTTCCAGCCGTAGTTTGTCAGTTCGGAGATTACCACATCCTTGAAGTCCTCAGCCCCTTCGAGTGCATAGCCACGGAATTTAGCTGTTGCATCGTAGAAAAACACCACCTCTTTATTTTTCTTCATGTGAGGTTTGTAATAGTGATGCCAGTCAGCCATCAGTTCACGCAACTTACGTTCATACTTCACGTACATAGACGAAAGCACGTTGAGACATTCCTGGTTGTCGCGTTTATACAACTGTCCCGTGACTACCCAGTTGATGTTGGCATTGTAGTCGAGTGCGATATACAGCGGCAGCGCATCCATCACGTCACCATCGAGGGTGCAGTCCTTTAGGTTGCCCAGTCCGTAGAAGTCAGGAGTCTCGTATTCCTCCTCGGTAACAGAACCACCGAGCACCGAAGAAGCCTTTTTCTTTGTGAAAGAGTTGTCAATGGCAGGGCAATCGTCGGGGATATATCCATGCACATTCTCGATGTCGAGGTTAGAGTAGAAGCCATCGTTAGACTTCTGTACTTTTTTATTCAGGATAGATATGGCAAAGACCACCGGCGGAAGGTCGCGCGCCATGCGAGCGATATACGAATCGCCAAGGATATCTATATTGTCAAGTGAGGAAGCCCTCCAGAAGCAGAAAGCGTTGCACTGCAATTCACGGATATGTCGCTGGTACGGTTTAGACTCCGATATCATCATCATATCGAAGTCCTGTTCCGGCGTAATGAGGTACTTATGACAAAACAGCAGTTCCGCTTCATCAGGAGAGATCAGTTTATAGTTGATCGCCATGTCGAGCATGGCCTTATTGATGCGTTTTCCGTAGTTAGGCAGGATTTTGAAAGGTCCCTCATGGTTAATCATCATGTTTGCCTTTGCCTGGATAGCCGCAATCTGTTCTGCAGGCAGCAGGATAGGCACACAGCCATCGCGTTCGGCATTACGCAACAGTTCGTTAGCCCACATAACCCTTTCCGCATAATCAGTGAGCAGCTGCTGGATCTCGCGGTACGTCTTATCTGCGAAGCGTCCAGACTCAGGGTGCATATCCAGTTTTTCCTCCTCCTTCTCCAGCCAGTTACCCTTTGCTGTGAGCGAAGCATCAGAGGCGAAGAAAGTAGATTTGAATAGCGGGTTAGCATCAGAAAATGACGGGTCGCCGAGTGGATGCACGATACCTGACAGTGCCGGCATGATTTCGCCGTCGATCTTAGCCTTAGACATAAACTTACACTCATCCGCCACGATGCTGTTAGCCGTGATAGAGTTGGCAGAGCCGGTGACGGCGAGTGATATAAGTTGCCAAATAGTGCCATTAGCGAACCAGATGACGTTATCCCATGTCTTAGGCGTGATGACAGGCTTTTGTACCCATCGAGGCGGTTTTCCCCATCCGAAATGCCGTCCCTCCTGGATATTGAAAAAACGCTCAATGGCCGCAATGGTGCCAGGTACGGTACGTGTGTATAGCTGTTTGCGGGAGTTTCCCAGCCACAGGTTAGTAGCACGAGGCATAGACTGCGAGACACGGTATATACGCGGCCCTATGGATCCATCCGTCTTACCGAAACGTCGAGCAGCCAGCAGTCGCACATCCCTTGCATTCGAGTAATAGATGCGCTGCTGCATCGGGTTCATATAAACGTCACGTCTCTTAGCCATTCTCGTCGAAGATATCCTTTTCGGGTTCAGGTTCTGGTTGTTCATCCGGCATCTGCCAGGTTCCCTCCGAGTTCTGTATCATATCGACAACCTGTTTGTCGGTAAGACCATAGCGACGAGCAAACTTCTTTTTCTCCTCGTCGGTATAGTTTACGCGGTCGCGTTTCACAACAGACACATCGCCTGTGATGTTGATTTCCGAATCCGGCATTTGGTCAGCCGCATTCTCTTTCTCCTGGAAGTTGTTATTGAGTTGCATTTTCAGGTCGGCACCCGACTTGACGCTGCGAGGGTCGCCCATTTTCATTCCCTCACGGATGAGCCAGTCGGAGGCATCCTGTACCTTTGCCTTCTCGATATTCTCCGTTGGCACGTCGAAGCGTCCGATGATATGGTTGAAGAGCGCCACGTCGTTAGATATCTCCGTTGGTGTGCGAGCAATGCCAGGGCGTATGTTCATTGCATCGACATACTCAATGGCTTTGGAGTCGCCAGCTGCAGCTTTCTGGAGCAGTACGGGATATTCACGGGCAGCGATACGGCGCATGATGTCGGTTGGTCGTATCTGTTTATCTTGCAGCCATATTTTATACGCTTCGTAGGCGAGAAGCGCACGGAAACGCTGATCGGGTGACATAATCATCTTATCGATGGTGATGCCACCCAGCAGCCAGCGTTCTACTTTGTCGAAATATTTTTCTGAGGGTTTTGACATGATGAGAAGGGGAGATACGGCAATATAATCGCCTGACAAAAAACGAAACAAGAGCGGCTATGGCATAGCCACATACGAGACAGACGGGACAGAACCCAGCGGAAAAACCGCTGGGCACTGTTGTTATGAGCGCATGGTAGCGTAGTGCTTACGCTTGCGGAGGTTCTGTTTATCCTTGCCGGTACGCATGAGGTATTCGCCATAATCTTTTGGCGACATGCCATAGTTGCCCGCCATGAGGTGAGTACCGAAGGGACCATAAGGATTGTTAGCGAACGTGCGTACCACCTTTGCAGGAGTGCGTGATGTAGCCTGCTGTCCCTGGTTGGCAGAGCGCTGTGCAGGTGCTTTCTGTTCGATTTGTGGACTATTGGACTGAGCCGTCTGACTGATGACCTGCTGACCGGCAGGTGACGATATAAGGCCACCCATGACGGCGGCAGCGCCTGCTAACATGGCAGACATGAGACTTTTCTTTTTCATTGTTATTTTGGTTTTTTAGGACCCAGCCGAGAACGGTTGGGCACGATGGTTATTTATGACGGCGATGCAATCGCCTAACAATTAACGAAACAGATACCTAAGCCTTTTTTGAGGCATCCTTTTTTGCAGCCTTCTTAGCTGCTTTCTTTTCGGCTTTCTTAGCCTCGCGAGCAGCACGTTCAGCCTCCAATTTCGGTTTAATGTTCTTCTCGCAGTCCTCTTTGGCAGCTTCGAGGATAGGGAGGTAAGTCTTTGCTTCCTCTTCACCAATCAGTTCTACCAGTTCCTGATAGCGAGCCGTCATCGTCTCGATGCGCTTAGGCGTGTTATCCTTATCCTTACGCTGGAGGTATTTCACGATATCATCGACCGCTTTTTTCTTAGCTTCTGCCTTTTCGCGAGCCTCCTTCTGTACGGGGTCAGACTCTTTAATCATTTCGATAACCTTAGCCTTGAAAGCCTCCTGGTTCTCCACCTTATCCCAATAGGGGCGCAGTGTAGAGCGCAGAGCCTTGACTTCCACCTTCTGAGCCTCGATAGACGCACGGAAAGCCGTGTCTTCCTTCAGGCGCACATATACCGTGGCCATTTCGTTGTCAACACGCTCATAGATGCCCTCCACCTGTTTAGTGAGGCGGATAGCTTCTTCCGCATACGGAGACACCTCCTGTTCAGGTTTGCCGGCGAGAGCCAGAGCCTTAGCCGTAGCGTCGGCATCCTCCTGACGAGTGCGCAAGTCGCGAATCGTCTCGATAGCATTAGCGAGGTCGGGTGACATCAGCCACTTCAGCTGGTCGAGG